GGCGTATTTGGCTGGGTGTGCGGTGTGCTTAATTCCACTGTGTACCTAACATAAATAGAGCCGCACGTAACTACATTCTCAGCCAACGCAGCGTACCAAAGATTGCCGACATCATAGGTCTTGATGTCCTTGTTAGCTGCCGGGTCCGAAGACCTTGTGTAACGCTGCAAAGTGAACTTGTCGAGATTCACTTTCTTGGCATCACACACTATTTCACGGTACGCTGGACCCTGAATGCTGCCCATGAACGACATCATTCGCTGCTTTGAATCAGGAGCGTCATCAGCAGCGTCAAAATCTATGGCCATCAGCATCTGCGCACTGGTGCCTGTGCCGACAATTGGCTTATAGATAAATGAGAGGTTCAAGAATTTATAAAATTCATAGCAATTGGCAATGGGACTTAGCCAGGGGAACGAAGCGATAAGCCCAGGGTTAAGCTTAACGACGTTTGCTCTGAAGCCTTGGGACGTTGCAACGTCCTGCAAATACTCTTCGTTAGTAACGACTATCTTGCCACTCCGAGAAGCGGCCATAGTCGCAGGCTTCGTGGCAACGAAACGAGCATAGGAAGCGGGCACCGTTCCTGCCCCCTTGCGTCTGGGGGTCTTCTTCTTGGTTTGCTTACGATTGTTCATCTGCGTAACGAGGTTACTGGTCCAGTTGAGCTGTATTGGATACCTGAGCCACAGGGACTGTACATCCACTGATTTTCGACGCCGTGCAGTCTCTCGGCGTTTTGTTTAGCACGGAATTATTAAGGACAGCCAAGCCCAAGGCAAGGCACCTCCACAAAAACACTCAGCAATAAAGCTTTAGCGGCAAGCCGGTTCAGATGTATGTGGGTGGGTTTTTGTCCACCGTTTTGGGTCAGCGCAAGCGCATCAGTGGACCCAATTAATAATAAGGACGACCACGTACATAGTTGCAGGAATAATGACTTACGTCGCGGTGCACACGAGAACACATGTGGGTGACAAGGGGCCCAAGAGGACCACCTTGCCACTTCATCAATTCCCCTTCAACAGCACGTTGCTCTTCCAGGCTGACTCCGAATATACGGGCAAAGTCGATACGGGTTTGCAAGCTTGGTCCCAACGACAATAACCTGTCTGTATCCTCTCGAAATCTCGTAACCTGGGAGTTGAGACTGCTGGAATACCAGTTTGTCTCAAAAAGGGGTCTAACACCATCCGTCCACCGGAGAACTGCAACAGCAAGGGTGGATAGGATGGGACAACGAGGGTGCTCGTAGGCCAGTGAAAGGGCCTTAGCTCGGAGTAACTGCATGCGCACGCGGGCACCAGCCATGCGCATAACACTATGGGTCCATCCGAACCCAATTATAGTGTCGAACGGGTCCGTCATTGTGCAGAGATCACGTGACATAATGAGGCCACAAAAGCTAGCCTCAAGAACATCATCGTGAGTCAACATCTTGATCCGGAAACCCAGACGCAAAAAGTCGTCTGACGTTATGGGGGCATTGCAGTAAAACAGCCCGTCATCACCTTCCACCACACCAACTATGTCTGCACCCTTCGTATGAGCTACGTACATTGCCAACATCAGGTTGCTGAATCCATTACCGAGAGAAGTGCACATTTCCCCAGACATGCGACGAGCATCAACGACAATTCGAAAGTGCTTGTTGTAGCACTTATTATCGCCGAGCATAGCCGCACGTATGTGGCGTAAAGCCACGGGGAAGTTGCGCAACATGTGACCG